TTAATCCAAGATTAAGCCCCGCAAGTCCTCTGGTATTTCCTGCATAACCTTTAGTAAGTGCATCTACTACTGAACCTAAATCATTTGTAGTTCCTCTTGAAACATCAATAGCGGTATTCAAGTTTTTCATTGCAAGGTTAATATCACCAGTTGCTAAGTACAATTGATTAAATGAAGGAATTAAAGCGTCGTCTGCAATTCCACTTAATCTGGCAAGGCTCTTTATGCCTGCTTCAGTATCTGGAAATGCTAAAAGGTTACCAGTATTTTTAAGAGTATTTTGTAATGCTGCTGCTGCCTTCTCTGAGGCTGTAAACTCTGCAACTGAGGTTCTACCAAAAGCAACAATTTTATTGACGGTTAAAGCAAGACCTAAGGCAAGACCTAACCTCTTTGCAGTACCAGTTAATTTTTCTAAACTTGTTTGAGCAGCCTTAGCACCTTTGTCTTTATAGGTGGATATAATTGGAATTTCAATTGTCATGCTGCCAAGCCCAATCTAGCCTTTAAAGTCTTTTCGGCTTTACTTATTGCTTTGAATACTGCGTCTGTAACCTTGCCCTGATCTCTAAAATATGCTGCATAAAGCAAACGGCCTTTGTCAACATCTCGCTTGCCAATAGATTTAAAACCACCGTATGTGCCTTGAATAGACCTATTGAAATGTGCGCCTGCATTGCGATTATTGCTCTGACTGTCAGAATCTCCGTTAAAGTTCTTGCGGCCTGCTGTCTCAACAATAGAACCAGCGCGAGATTTGTTTAGCAATCTATAAAAACTAACAAACCCTGCGCTGTTGCGGCGAGAACCAGCAAGGCTATAAGTTAGGCCTTTGCGAATTACTAAAGGGTTATATTTAGGGAAAGCCTCTAAATTAGGTGCGCCTCTAGTTTGTGCTTTCCTGCGTGAAACAACAACATTACCTTTATCTTGCCAGTTATACAATCCAGTAACATTAGGGGTTACTGATTTCCTAGCATCTTCAATTACTACTTTTAAAGCAACCCTAATTTCCTTATTCATCTCTTTTAACAAATCGGGTGCGAGTTGCTTTAAGGCTCTCTTAGTCTCAACGAGACCTTTTACCTCTACTGGCATTTTCCACCCTTTTTGCTTTATCTTTTAAATAAGCCAATGTTGCTAAAAACATTGATCTATCCATGTTAATAAATTCGCTATGCGGTATGCCTGTCTCAACTGCTAAAGATGCAATTAAATAAGTGAGGTCATACCGCGTTACCCATTTGGGGAATCGGCATCCATAATCTCTACTTTAGATAGAGTTTCAAGATACTTATCCCCAAATGGTGCAACTGTTACGCCAGCGCGTCTTTCGGCTTCCCATGAAAGCCAATAAACATCACTTTGCTTTTCTTCATCTCTGAATCTTTTATGAAATCCAGTTTTAAAATTTTGTTCAAACGCATACTCAAGTGCAGGGGTTATGTCGTATTCTGCCACTTCCCCTGAAGCCTTGGACACTCTGAGTTTAATCATTTATTACTCCTTAGAAAGTACCTGTACTTGCAACGGTGACTGCACCGTTAATAGTCCATGTTACATCCTGAGTTCCTAAATCACCAACACCACCGTTAATGTCGGTTGTGTTATTTACTAATGCAGTAAATGTGTAAAGAGGGTTTGTTGCTGATACAGCAGTTAGTTTTTCCTGTAATAGTACGCAGGTTACTGAAGTACCCCATGCTGCCTGCAATGTTGCTAGAACATTGGCTGAAGCAGTGTCGTTTAGGAAAGAAATGGTCACGGATGACGCTTCTAAGCCTTTAACGAATTTGTGACCTGTATCACCCATTGCGGTTACTTCTAGTTCATCAAATGAACGGTTTAGTGTGATTGCGGTCACATGGTCAGAAAGGTCAACGGAATTAACCTTTACGCCGACCTTGTTATTTAGAAATACAGCCATTGGTTATTCCTCATCTTTCTTTGAGACTGGTTTTGGCTTATCTTGTTTTGCTACTTGCCCGACTTTTTCAAGCCAAGCCTTGTCCTCGGAAGGAACATCTATAATTTCGCTCATTGTTTAACTCCAACTTGTCATGATTGAGACGGACAGTTCTGCTGTAAGCATTTCACCTGCAACACCTGATAAAACAGTTGGTGCGGATACATTGCCAACACTTATTTTTAATGTAGTTGTTGCTGCCAGTTTATTGAACACGCCAACTAACATATCTTCAATGCCAATTAGATTGCCTTGGTTATCTAACATTGGCACGATCATTACAATTTTAAAATTAGCCTTGGGCGCAACACTTGAATAGATATTGTTTGACGGCTCAAGGTATGGGTCGTCTGGTTGAACAATAACTGAATTTGCAATGGGTGTAGCAGGTGGAAAGGCAAAGACCTGCCACACCCCTGCGTTAGTTAACGCAGTCGCAAGGGTTGACCTGAGAGTTGTAACGGCAACTGTCATTAGCCAACCAAGCCATTAGGTGATAAATGATTTGCTATCAAACCTCTGACTCTTGCGAGTAAAGTATTTCCCATACGATAAGGACTTGGTTGAAAATCTGGAGAAATTCCGCCTGCGTTACTGCTCTGCCTTGCCTGCCAGATATCGACTGCGATCATTGCGCTTGCTTCTCTAATTTCAGGTGTTGTTGCATAATCTACATTTGTTGCAGCAGATATTGTGCCATAAGGTCTTACAACTCTTTTAGTTTCTACTGATACATGACTAATAGCATAAGAAATAGAATAATCTGTTATTGCCGTTACTGTTTTATTACCACCGTTATAATGTGCTGCTACATTTTCTACCGTTACGGTTTCGCCTATTTGTATGTTATGTTTTTGATCTGTGTAAAGAGTTGCCAATGTAGTTGTACACTCTCTTGCAATTGCATTGTAATCGTTAAACCATAGATAGCCTTTGATAATATTTTCGGCAGCCTGACAGACTTCTTCAACTACTGAGTCTGCGTATAAAGTACCAATTCCAAGTAATGTTCTTAACTCAGCCTTGGTGATATATGTAGCCGCCAATTTATTAACCTTTCTTAAAGTAAAGGGGCGAAGGCTTCCTGCGCCCCTTTACGCTTTATTCCTATGAAGGAAAGTTTATGCAACCATCCACTTGTAAGCACCAGCAGCAACCTTATTAGCAATTGCGCCATAGCCATAATAAGAAACTTCAATTTGTCCTGTAGAAATTAAATTGGTTTCTAAACGGTACTTAGTTGATTCATACCATGTGTAAGAAGATGGGTTAATGATAATCATTGAGTTGTCGCCTGTACCTGATAATGCGCGTGATACGCGTAGGTTTAAGCCACCAATGTTACCGCGAACATTTGTAGGAGTTAGATTTCCTGAAGCGTTCTGAGGATTGATTGTCTGAGTGAATACTGCTCTGTTTGAGCCATCTACTAGACCCATCAATGCACCCCATTGTTCAGGTGATACAACAATGTTTTCAGCAAAGCCAAGTGTGCCTGAATAAATAGACACTGCTGCATCTGAAATAAAGTCTTGTATGTTTGCTGCTGTCAATGTACGGTTTCCGCCGTCTGTACCTGCTGTAATTAACGCAGAACCAACAGCAGTATCAGTTGCTTTAGCATAAGCAAATTCCATTTGGCGTACTAACTCTGAGAAGAACGCTGGAGACGATCTGTCCAACAACTCCACTGAAAATTTCTGGCTGCCAGCGTACTTACCAACACTTACTGACAAGAAGGAAATATTTTGATCTTGCTCAGATGGTGCTGCGCCCTCTGCTGTTAATGCAACAGATGGAACTTGAGTAAGTTTTGGAATTTCAAAAGTCATACCTGCATCTGGCAGTGCTGCTGTTGAAATAGAGTCGATAAATGGACGGTCAGCATTTGAAAGAGGGTTGATTACCTCAGTTAGTTGACGAGTAGGAATTAAACCACTGTTGTCAGTTGTATCTGCTGCTGCGCGGATGTATGAACGAGCATCCTCATCATTTAGGTATTGCGCACGAAGTGTGTTCTCTAGGAATTTTTCCTTTGAAAACTCAAGGCGTGGCTTTGTGTAAATTGGTGCTGCTACTGTTGGGCGAGAGGCTTCAACCGCAGGGGTCTCTACTACCTCACTTGCAACAGGTGTATCAGGTGTTGTGTTTTCCACAATTGCCTCATTTTCTGTTTTGGTTTCGGTTGGTTCTGCCTCTGCGCTTGACGCAGCGACTGAAGTGACAGCAGCACTTGAAAAAGCGGCAGCCTGTACTAGGCTGACTTCCATAAGTCTTGCTGCACTAACTCTATAAATGCCATTGGTGTTTTTTCCTTTTAATACTTCAACACCAACGCTTAAACCTGATCTTAAATTTTCTGAAGCCTCAATTAGGCTATCTGTTCCCTTGGTTGTATTGCTAACCTTGAACTCAGCGTAAATACCTGATTCATCTTCCTCGACCTTTTTCATGCGGCCAATAGGCGACTTAGGGTCATGCTCTAATAACAACTTAACTTTTGCTGGTTCATCAATTTGGATTGAACCTTTTTCAAATATAACTTTGCCAACTGAAGTTTGACCAATTTCATTTTCAAACGGCACGATTTTGCCTGAGATGATTCTACGAGACTCTGAAGCCTCTAAATCTGCACTAAAGTTAATTATTTCCATTTGGGCTTAGTTCTTCCATTTCTCTCGCTTGTTCTACGGTTATTAAGTTAAGCGCTAACATCTTTTCAATTACTGCAAGGCGCTCTAATGGGTTTGCTCTTAAAAATCCTGAGTCCATGTCAAACGCCACAAATTGTGTGTTTGGGGTTAGATCATCCATTGACAATCTTTCCTCTACGCAAGAAATATAAGGTTGCAGGGATAGCGAAACGAACTGACGCCTTTCGTCTTGCACATTGGCATAAGTCATTGAATTGTTCATGTCTGCTGAAATGTAATATGCAGGAACATTGCACAATCTGGAAATTTGAGTTGCCATCATAGAAATACTGTCATTGTAGGTCATGTCTTTAGGTGAAAATGCAGTTGGTTGAAATTCTAATGAACTTGTTAGATACGCAGTTGATCTTTCTGATCTACTGCGACGCCATGCGGCTAATAATCCTGCAACTTCTTTTTCGCCGAGATCAGCGCCATTATTTTTTAATATACCTGCTGGAGTTGGTGCGCTCGCTGCGTTTGCTGCTGCTTTTTCTAAATCAATCGCTGCTCTTAAAATTCTTGAGCCAGCATGTAAAATTCCATCAATAGGTGATTGAAAAGTAATTAAACTTCCAATTCCGTTCATAGGTCTCTCAACGCCATCTACGGTATAGAAATCGACAAAAGTGTTTAATTTATTTAATTGAACTTGAACTCTAGTATTATTTACAAAATCAAATCTTGCAGGGCGGTTATCATCTTGATAAACTTCAGTTACTTCTAAATACGCAGTTCCATAGAATAATAACGCGTCAACTAAAGCGGTAAGGATAACTGAGTTGGGTGCTGACTTACTTAATTGATTTACCCAAGGTAAATTAGGTAATTCCTCTTTAGTTGCTTTTGAATAAGTTTCTAGTTCCATCACGCCGATTGTTGTGGCTATTAAGTTGCGGCAGCGCATAACGCTTGGTACGGAAATTGCCTCTGCTCTACTTACAGATTGAAATGGAGTAAATTGAGAATAGTAACTAAAAGGGTCAGTTACGACAGGTGGCGCTAACTCCGCCTTAATGTCAGTTTTTGGTGATAAGCCTACTAAATCGCGGAAAAATCCCATTAGAGAATTATATCATCAATTTAAACGAATATCTTAGGTATTGAGATAGGTTTGCTCAACATGTGGACACACATTGCAGTTGAAATACTAGCCGCCACACATCCTGCTGATTTTCGTCTGATAATTCTCCAACCTGCGTCGTTAGTTTTAGCAGCGCAGTTATTCATTGAGTTAACCCACTCTGGTTGCCCTGAGTGAAGTAACCTAAGATTGCTTAGACTGTCAGCAAGTTCTCCGCAAGCCTGATAAAAGGTCTGTCCGCTAATATCTAACATTTTATGACCTGATTGTTCTAATTTTTGGGCAATAGAGGCAGTTGCGTATTTATCATAAGCAATTTGAACTGGCCTGTACTTCATAGCCCAATCATGTATTGAACTAGCCATTTTAACTTCATCAATGGCAACTTCACTGCTAAAGGTT